TGTTTAATGACATACGTCTTAATCACCCAGAAAACGATAGCCGCCACAAGACCAGTGGAAGCTAAGCCAATAGCACTTCTAGAACCATTTTCCGATAAAAACTTGGGAACAGAGCTCACAAGTTTTTCTTGGACCGGCTTGCTCACGGCAACCGCGGCACAAACACCCGCAACAAGGGCAAACATTTGATCATCCGTCATACCGAACGGATTCTTATTCGATGATTTCTTGGTCTTCTTCACACGAGCCTCTTCAGTTTCCTGAGCAAATCCAGCATCGGTCTGAGGAGCGGACATAGAAGGCAAAACACCTTGGGAACGACCTTCCGCCGTCGGAGCCGGAGGAGCCATAAAATTCGGGCCCGCACCAGGTTGGGGAGCCATGAGATCAGCAATCGGTGTGGAATCCATAGTAGTTTCTTGTTGTTGACTCACATTTTTTTCTATAATATTTTCGTCTACAAATGACACGGATGGTTGTTCCAGTTTGGGCTTTGTATCTATAGGAACCATGCCATCGCCGGCATCTCCCAAGTTCATGGTTCTAATGTCAGTCATTTAAATTATGGATACTTTTTTTTCGAAAACACATTACGCATTCGTGCTGAATAATTTACTTTTTCTTTTTTGTACCGTTTGTTCCTACTTTATTGATAGTGATACCCATCTTTTTTGATGCCTTGCGTGCGTCATCTTCCTTCTCCTGAAGATATCGTGGATTGTACATCTTTTTACTAATCTGCCATAGCTGATTACTTCCAACTTTAAATCCGGTTCTAATTCTCGCTTTATACCAAAATACACAGTCTGTTATTTTGTTCGATTTAACGGTGTTATCAAGTACAAGACATTCATAGTTTTCTGTACATGCGTCCATCACCTTACAAAACATATCAAACGAGGGAAAAATCCCAAAAAATGATTTATAGAGCTTTTCTCGGTTTTGTATGATGTTCTCACGAAGAATAAAAACGTAATCCACATTGGCGCGCAATGCAGGTGGCAAATCCATCACATACTGCATCGTCAGCATAAAAAAGATTTTCCAGTGTCTTCCGTTCATAAAGCACTGTCTAATACACGTGTCCTTAAGGAACTTACTATCATACATACAATCGTCCAAAAGCATAAAAGCTCCGCAATTTGTTTTACCCGCACCTATCAACTTTCTCTGTCTATTCATGACCCTTTCTATAGCTTCCCTGTCATAATCCCCGTAGATGAATAACGGAGGGACAAACTGCTGATAGAAATGATTCCCTTCCTCTGTGCCAGATAAGACAATACCCGCTGGAATATGCTTTTTGTGAAACATTATATCCTTGACCAGCGTAGATTTACCCGTGTTACGTTTTCCGATAAAAACACAGACCCGGTCATCACTTATAGTGGCTGGGTTGAACTTCCTTAGTTGAAGGTTCATTCTGATATAAAAGGCGTCTTTTAATTTGGATAATTTTACTCACATAAAGTAAGATGGCCGGTCGACTTAATTTAGCGGTCACTGGTATCCAGGACCGATGGCTCACAGAAGAACCACAGTTCTCCTATTTCCTCTCATCGTATAATCGCCATAGTCGATTTGCTCTGGAGCAAATCGAATCTCCGTTTGACGGAACTTTGGATTTTGATAACATAATAGAATGCAGAATACCCCAAAACAAGGGAGATCTCATTCGAAATTTCACTTTGAAGATCAATTTAACGGACCCAACCCCTGATGCGAGTGGGAATAGTCATCAGTATGTTCCGTCCGTTTGTACTAGATTAGTAGAATATGCGGATCTATTGATTGGTGGTCAAACTATAGAGCGCATTACGGGTGAATATATTTACATGCACCAGCAATTAAACAATACGGATGATGACGTGGCACAGTCATTGTATTTTCTAAATGGACACGGAAATCTGCTAGGTTATACAACAGATTACACATACTTTTTAGATTTGCCATTCTATTTTTATCGTCATCCGAGTTTGAGTATTCCTATATGTGCTCTCACGAAACAACAAGTAGAAGTCAGAATAAAACTTCGACCATTGAACAAGATTGTCCGAGATACGCACACAAATTCGGTTCCGGCAAATCCGGTAGCCAAAATTAAACGAATTTCATTAGATACAGAGTTTGTATTCGTTTCTGAGATTGAAAGAGATTATTTCAAGTCCCGACCACTGGATTATTGTATAACTCAGGTACAATTATCCAAATTCCACATGGACGGAGCACAAAAAACAAAATCGGTCATGTTAAATTTCAAAAATCCAGTAAAGGAATTACTTTACTTTTCAAGGTTAGAAGAATATGACGACACAAACAGACATCTAGCCATGGAAGTGATTGAAAACCTTGAGCTTCGGTTCAATAATAATCCAGTAATAAACGCCGACGAAAAATTTTCGACGTATGAACAACCATTATTACATTATGTAAATTCTCCTACGGTATTGGGTGTTACAAATGTAAATATAACGCCCCACTTTGGAGTGTATTCATTTAGCGATGACCCGGGTGCTTTCTATCCCACCGGACAAGTTAATATGAGCAGAATTTCACACAAATTATTAACAGTCACGCTCGCACGCGAAGGAGGGGCCGAAGCCAGGCGATGGGTTCAGATATACGCGGTGAATTATAATATCTTGCGCATCGATGGAGGTTTAGCAGGTTTAAAATTTTAGCTCTCTATAGTAATAGTAATGGCCGGTAGAGTTCAACTTGAAACAACTGGGCCACAGGACAAGTTTTTTACTATAGATCCACACTACAGCTACTTTCGGGAACATTTTGTAAAACATTCTAATTACTCAAAGAGTTTTATACAAATGGAAGTACCGGGAGTGCATGACTTTGGATCTTTAGTCAGATACAGAATTTCACCAGATCAGGGTGATCTCATAAAAACGATAAGTTTGGATGTTGAATTGAATCCTATTTCAAACGCGGCAGCTACTGGAATGGGGTGGGTCGAATCTATAGGTCACGCCATGATTGAATATGTGGATATCATTATTGGCGGAAGTACAATTCAAAGAATACCATCCGATTATCTTCAGATATATTCCGAACAAAATTACACACAAACAAACCAAACTGGATTAAAACAGCTCATAGGTAAATATCCGAACCGCACATCTTCTCTTCGTGTAAATACCCCAACCATATTAAGTCATTTGGGTGTCGCGAGCAGTATTTATAAACTTTTCGTTGATATTCCGTTTTATTTCTATAGGAATCCAGAATTGGCCATACCTCTGTGTGCGATCGATCGCCAAGAGGTAGAAATAGAAATAAAATTAAGGTCGGCAGAAGAATGTATTGTCAATAATCAAAAGGTGTCGGTGGGTGGCGTACCCTCATGGGCATTAAATGCCGGTAAAGGTTACGGGTATGGTGTGAATACATACTTACAAAATGGAAATGATATAGATGGCGAAGCAACTGGGGACGGATCCGGTTTTGTTGTTGCTGTCACACCAGATGGTAAATATGCGGTAGTTGGTGCCCCGGATAACGATCCGGACAATGCGAGAACAAACGCCGGTCATGTGAGGGTGTATTCCATAGATGGACCGACAATACAAAAGGGACCGGACATAGATGGATCAGCTGCGAATGACTTTTTTGGACAAGCGGCAGCTATATCGGCCGATGGTAATAGAGTCGTTGTGGGTGCCCCCAACCACGATTACACACCGAGTATTACAAATACGGGTCGCGTGAGAGTGTATGATTATAATACAGGAACAAATGCCTGGGATCTTAATACTACATTAGACCCTCCAGTACCGGATACTGTCGCAAATACTAACTTTGGAAGTGTTGTATCCATATCCCACGATGGGACTGTAATTGGAATAGGGGCTCGTGGATTAAATAACTCACAAGGTAAGTACTACGCATATAGAATTGCGAGAGATAACACAAATACCGTAGGAATACAACCCGAGGGTAGCGAAATTGGTAATGCTTTAGGTGACGCATTAGGTTATAGTGTCTCGGTTAGTGGGGATGGAAAAATAATTGTCGCGGGCGCAAATAACCCCGACGGAACAAGCTATGTCAAGGCTATAAAAAATACATCCGGTTCAACGTGGGTAACGACTGATGCCAGTTCAAATTACATCGCCGCGAGTGAAAACTCTGGTGATGAATTTGGATTTTCGACGAGTCTCTCCTATGATGGACATGTTTTGGCGGTTGGTGGTCCAAAAAATGATGGTACGCAGACAGATGCCGGTCATGTTCGTGTATTTATATGGGATGGAGCCGATAATTGGTATCAGATGGGTACAGATATAGACGGCGAATCGGGTTTTGATCAATCTGGTATATCCGTCAGTATATCTGGAGACGGGAAACGATTGGCAATAGGTGCGAATATGAATCCATTAGGCGGCGCGAAGGGTCATGTGCGTGTGTATGAATGGAGTGGATCTACAAATTGGTCCAGCGCACAGGCGAGTGCCTCATCCGGAAATTGGCACCAGCGGGGTGTTGATTTGGATGCCGAAGCGCTCGCTGACGAATTTGGTTGGTCAGTTTCTCTAACTAAGGATGGAAACCGATTAATTGTTGGCGCCAAGTCAAATGATGGTACGGGTACAAGTGCGGGACATGCTCGTATATTCGACTTCTTTGAAAGAAGTTTTACTCAAAACCTCATAAAGAAGCTTTCAATTACCGCAGAAATGGTATTTTTAGATCCAGGAGAACGATTAAGAATCCAAAACACCAACAGAGACATGGTTATTACACAATTTCAGAAAAATACATTCGATATCCCGTATAGAGGCACTCAGGAGAAAGAATTTGAATTAAATTTTATAAACCCCGTAAAAGAGTTGTATTTTATCATTCAACGCGAAAATAACAAAACAATCGATGATTTCGTAGCTCCATTTGATTACGATAATGTATATTTGTCGGTAAGTGATAGATTGTTATATTACGAGAATTTAGACAAGTTGGAACTCACTCTCGATGATGAACGTACCATAACGGGAAAGGCTGGGAGTTTTATGTTTTTAAAGGCTGTACAATCTGCTATTCATCACTCCAAGACACCATTATTGCGAAGATTCTATTCTCACAGTTTCAGTCTCGAACCGGAGAAACCTTATCCTACCGGACAGAAGAATTTCAGTCTTATCAAGAATCAGCGATTAAAGGTCACGGCGAATCCTTCCAATATAGACAGAAAATTACACGTTTATGCCCTAAGTTACAATGTTCTCAGAATAGTGGATGGAATTGCCCAAACTATTTTTGAAGACGGATATTAATGGAACAAGCCGCTATTGAAATTATCACGCCCGTTTTGGAACAGTCTGTTCTTTTGGCAGCAGACTACGCAAAGGCATGTGGTCGTGATGTCATCTTATCGAAGGATTTTGAATACGCAATTAAATATTGTGCAATGAATACAGTTGGTCAAAGAATTGGTTCGCAATTTCCGGAAATCTATGAAGATAACTCAGAAGATGAAGATTCGGAAGACGAAGATACCCTCGAAATCGTAGATGAAACAGAGGAGATTAATTTTGAACCGTATTCGGGAGACGACAAAAAATATACTGACGTAAATGAATCGTATGAAAGATGGGAAAACTGGGAACCCCAGACGCCGGTGGAAGAGATGATTAAAAACGCCATAGATAATAATGAGCACGTCGTCGATCGAAGGATGGACTACTTCGACTAAACTAAAGGAAATTGAACACGGTTCAAGTTCATCCGACGATTCAAGTGACGATGAAAGTGATACAAGTACAGATAGCAGTAGTGTCACTGGAAGTGATACAGAAACAATACAACTATCAAAGTTAAAAACAAAGAAAACCAAGAAATCCAGGACAAAGGGATACAACCAGGATAAGTACAAAAAATTTGTAACAGAAGAAGAGCTACTTCCAGAATAATTTCTCTATATACTTTAAATACAATGTCCGCCCTCGCCGATACCGTTGGTCTCGTTACCCAAGAATTGGAATCCCAAAGCTTAAACGCCGTCGTTGCCGGTTTCACGTTCGCCGCCGCCCTCTCGTGGATGGACCTCGTCCGTTGGGCCATTCAACAAATCGTCACTGTTAAGCGTAACGGTGGTCAGCACTTCGCTCTCACCGCGCTTTTCACCACTTTGTTGTCCGTGACGGTCTATTTGGTGATGTCTCGTCTCTCCAGCCGCGTGCGCAAGCCGCTCCAACCGGTCTATGCGGTTACTCAGTAAGCTTGGTCGGAATTTTTATTGCAATTTTTGATCTAGGCTTAGAAGTGATTAATATAACTATCAATCCTAACAAAACAATACCAACGATAGAAAGATATTCTTTCCATCTATAAGGATTCTCCATTTCTGGAATGCTTATTGGTGGCGGTAAGTCAAATCGCGATAGAGGCGTCTGTTGTTTAGAAAGGTTTTCAAGTTTATCAGTAGAACACGT